TCTAACACTCTTAATCTTATTTCTAGCTTTATTTTTTGTACCTCTTTTCCCATTTCTACTAATTGGTCGTAAAGGAACCAATGCTTTTCTTCTTATTGTTTTTCTTCTATCAAATTCTATCTCGTAACCAAACATCTGATTGATAATATCTATTTGTTTTTTAGATATTTTATTACATAGTTCGAAATTTTTACCACTTGGTGAATTTCTTAAAGTAACATAATAAATATATTCTTCTTTTTTACCTAAACTAGAATCTCTACCAATACTAGCTATTGATTTGTTTTTAGGAAACCAATTTTTATATTTGGCTCCTCCCATACCCCCTTTCATTTTTTTAGCGATATTAATATAATATCCACTAATAATAGAGAATAAAATATTACTAAATCTATCAAATGTTTTAGTTGTTGCATCTCTATAATCTTCTAAAAACCTAGATTCTCTCCAAATCTTTAAATGGTCTCTTCTGATAGCCGATAAAACATAATAATTTAAATAATTAAGTTCACAAAATTCTTTCAAAAGATTTTTAGTCATTTTCTTCACCCGTTTGTAAAAAGCCATATAAATTTTCAACATAGTAAACATGTCTCCAAAATCATGTACGAAATTTTTCTTTTTAGCTTGTAAATTCTTGGCGTCTGCTTTGTTACCCGGTATTGGAGGAACAAATAACTTCTTAACACTAATATCTTTGTAACCTAAGATAGCTATTAATGCACATATTTCATAATCACATTTGTAATTATAAGAAGTAACTAACATCACACCGTTTTGAACATTTCCACCAACTGCTCTATTTGCTAATACAACTTTCTGACCAGTTTCTGTCAATATAGACATATCATTAGTCCCGCTGATTAATCTCAATCCAGCTAATGTATTGATACCAGAATCTAATAATTCTTCCGGAGGAGGTTCTATTAATTCATTAATATAATCTAGAGCATCTTTTAAAGTTTCTACTTCTGGTTTTCTAAAAATATCTAAAATTAAACCTTCTGTTCTTTCTTTTTTGATAGCTAAAACAGGGTCATCATCAAAATTTTCATATTCCTCTTTGGTATACATTTTATAACAAGCACCCGGTGCTACTCTTCCAACTCTCCCTTTTCTTTGAATAGCAGAAGCTTTGGCTATTCTACCCGGTTTTAAAAATTCTTCCATTCTATTAGGTTCATAACCGCTTTTTAAAGCGTACCCGTTATCTATTACAAAAATAGCTCCCTTGATAGTAATAGAGGATTCAATTAGTTCTGTACCAATAACAACTTTTCTATCATATGGTCCTCCTGAAGCATCTCTGTAAAGAGTGGCATCTGTCGCCAATTCTTTGGTTTTACTGTCTGTTTTTGAAGATAATCCAACACAAAATAATTTTTCTTTTGATACCCCTTGCATCAATTTATTTAATTTTTTACAAATTTGCTCTGCTTCGGGTAAAGAATTTACAAAAGCAATAATATCTCCTTTCTTTTTAGATTTTACTATATCAACGATAGTTTCTGCTATTTTATCTGGAACCTTTTTTTCAGGAACTGGATTTTCCAAAAAATGTTCACTAACAGGTTTATTAGGAATAGCGGGTAAATTAATAGATTTTAATTTAAATTCTTTATAATATTCGCCAAATAAATTACCTGGTAAAGTAGCACTCATGACAATTAATTTCAAATTTTTATTAATCCTTAGCGCTTTTTTCATCTGAAGAAGGATGGTATCTATTCTAGTATTTCTTTCATGAGCTTCGTCTACAATTACAATATCATAATCGCTACCCGAAGGGTCACCGTTCAAAACTTGAACAACAGTTCCATCTGTAGAAAACAGAAGATTGGTTTCTGATGTTTTGCTTGGTTTTCCATTATCTAATCTAGAATCTTTATATTGATATCCGACTTCTTTACCAATTTCTACATCTAAACATAAAGCTGCCCATTCTGCATTACCTCTGGTAGGAAGCTGTTTCGGATTGGTGACAACCACTTTTCCTTTGTAACCGATAGCATGAAGTGCATATTTTGGAACTAATACAGATTTGCCGTTACCTGTACCTGCTTCAATAATTAATACTTGATGGTCTTTAATATCTTTGACGATATCTTCTGGAGGAAATCTGGGATTTCGATACATTGGAAGATTAGACCAGCCTCCTCCGTCTGGAGATTTAGCAAAATTTTTGTAATTATCCGAGTATTCTTTTCCTGTTAATGGATTCATTTTTTTTCCTTCCGGATCTAATATTCCTATCCTTTCTATTTTCATATTTTATTATAAGGAAAGTTGAATTTCTCTTTTTCTTTTTCTGAAGTAATAATTATTCTATATCTAAATCTAAATTAACCTCTTCGTCATCCATTTCGTCATCCCAAACCCTCCGACCTACAGAAATTTCATTATTATATACCTTTAATTTGAAAAGTTCTAAATCCGATAATCTTTCCTTAATATTTGTTAAATTATTTTCTAGTAAGGAAATTCTTGTCTTCAAAATATAATAATTCTTAGTAAGGCTAAATGTTAAAAAAGTAGCTGCCGCTGCAATAATATATATTTCTTTCCTATCCATCTTTTAAATAGTTATCTATTTTTGCTTTCTGTCTTTATCAAGAGAAACCCAAAATATAAAAATGAAATATTATACAATAAAAAAGAAATATAAAATGGATTTAAGAGGAGGAAATTCATTTTCTGTTGATTCTCTCAAAATAAAAAGATATCAACAGAAAGATTTAAAAATAAAAACTTTTCAGAAAGAGAAATATTTTTATTTTCTAGAAAATGATAAAGAAATTCCATATGATTACAATAAAATTTTAGTCAATGTTCATTGGGGACAACTTAAACTCTTTATGTCAGAATTTTTCACTTTTATCTATCGATTAAATACAGAAAATTTATCTCCTCCATTAAATAAAGAAGAAAATCTTGATATTCTTTATATTGGAGCAGCTCCGGGAGACCATATTTATGTATTAGCTCAACTTTTTGACGAATACCATTATCACCTTTATGATACACAAAAATTTGATGTTAGATTGAATGAATTGACCAATGTGACAATTTATCCTAAATATTTTGATGACATTGAATTAGAAAAATGGAAAAAAAAGAACAAATGTTTCTTAATTAGTGATATCAGAACACTGTCATATAATCCGAGTGGTTTTAGTAAAGATTCTCAGAAAATAAACGAAGAATCGGTTTGGTCAGATATGCAGCTTCAACAAAAATGGGTAGAGCAATTGAATCCCTACATGTCTTTGCTTAAATTTCGTCTCCCTTTTGCATACGATTTCATTTTGAAAGAGGGTAAAACTAGAAAATATTTATCTGGAATGGTATTACGTCAGGTTTATAATAAACCTACATCAAGTGAGACTAGATTATTGGTATCCGAAATAGATAAAAAGGACTGGGATATTGTTTCTTATGAAAGAAAGCTGGCTTATCATAATGATAAAGTGAGAACAAGTAAGTTTTTGAATCCAATAGATGAAAGCGAAAGACCAATTTATAAGGAAAAAGGACTGATGAATGACTTTGATTCTTCATATTTTTGTGTATTAGTAATGGATTTTTTAACCAGTATAGATGAAATACCGAATGAAGTAAATGTTAGAAATATCATGGATTTTATCATAGATAATATATCATCAAAAAAGTCAAATTTACTGTCAAAAAGGGCTGGATTTTGATGTATAATTCCCCAAAATTGAAAAAAATAAAAAAAAGTAGGGATAATACACACGCGCACATCATACGATGTCGAACTCTTGTAAAAACATGGTTCTTTCTGCTGAAAATCGTGCCCTTCTATTTTCGATAGAAAAAAAAATTGATGATATAACCAAATGCAGCGGTTTGTATGAAGAGATTATATTTTATAAATATTTTCATCATGATGCGGAGAGTGCTGACTCTCTCATTACTACAATGCTAAAAGAGAAGCTTGACTCTCTCTCCCTAATCAAGGGGGACCGGTGATTCTAATCACCACCCAATATAATTACAATAAAACATAGTATCGGGTGGTCAAAATTGAAGAAAAAAATAATAAATAAAGAAAAAAATGGGGAGCTCGCATTCCAGTAGTTTGAACCAGTTTGTTACCAAACATCCTGACGGGATTAAACTTGTCAGGATGTTTAAAAAACATCATCCTGATATAAATTTAACCCCTCTTCGGTTAGTGGTTTTGACAGCTGCTTCTCCTGATGTATCTCATTTGCTTCCTAAGGAAGTCAGTGATTTAGTCCATGATTCATACTCATTAAAAATAGAGATTATCAGGAACGTCATTGACAAACACGTTTACGAAGAGGATTGTGTTGACATTATCCTCGAAATGTTAAATAATTTATAATTTATATTATATTATATGTATATTTTTATATTATATACATATCTCATCTTATATTATATTATATCATATTTATATCTTATCTTATATCATATTTATATCTTATCTTATCCAAAAATCAACAAATCTACCCATAGAATCAACTTTGTTTGAGTCTCCTAATTTTCCTTTATATGTAATCAGAGGAGAATTTTTATTCAAAACTCTCAACACAGGGTCAATCAGTTTTCCTTCTGTACAAACATCATTCCCAAGACCCAATAAACGAAAATAATTACCAATATCAGGATAATGAGCATGACTATTTATAGCACTATAAATAACTGGGCGTTTTTTATGAATTTCCAAATCTTCATATCTGTACCTAGCATTATAACCATGTCGGCTTAGAAAAATATATTTTGGTCTATCATTTTCCAACTCCAAACAAATCCACTCTAAATCAGCATTATGTTCTCCGAATGGAAATAATCCAAAAACATTTTTAGGTCCATTATAGTTATAAAAGAAATAGTAAATTATTTGTTTTTTATTTCCTTTCTCGTTAACATAAGCATATACAGGAGGAAAATGACTTTTTGTTTCTTTATAAGTATTTAAATATCTAGGTTTAATATGCATTCTAAAATTTTTCCCATTATTATATTTTTTTGATTTTGCTATTTGTGTAAAAGACAAATCAACTTTCTTATTTTCAAATCTAAATTCGCACATATTGATGTATTTATCTATAGAAGTAGGATGATATAATTCGTTTTTCGACAAAATTAAATAAGGTTTGTATTTTTCAATTAACTTATCTGTCATTTTATTTTCTCTTATATTATATTCTTTTTTCTCACATAAAAGAAAAAAAAAGAATATAAATATAGTATGAAAAGAAAAAGAGAATATAAATATAGTATGAAAAGATAAAAGAAAAAAAGAAAAAGAGAATATAAATATAGTATGAAAAAGATAACAGAAAAAAATATAAATGATTATAAAATGGGTTTGACAACAGGAGATATTTTAGCTATTGTCTTTGGTTCTATTCTAGGTTTGGTCATTATAGGTTATTTAATTTATATCTTAGTTTTTAGAAAAAAACAGGTAATTACAACTACTCAAATCAAACAACATTTAACTGACAATCCGTCTTCCAGAAAAGAAGTTTCCCAACATCTTCAAAGTTTAGAAAAACCAGATGAAATTCTAACACAAGTAGAACTTACTACTCCTGTCAGATAATTATCATATTTATTATGAAATAATAAATATGAAATAATAAATATGAAATAATAAATATAAAATAATAAATATGAAATAATGAAATTATAACGAATCGAGTGTAATCATCAACCACCGATAAGATTCGGAATCAGTAGAATGAAACCACTCTGGAAATTTGATATCTTGATTTTTTATAATTCCCATTATCCCATATCTATAAATAGCATAATCTGTTAAAAAATAACCTTTTTTCCATAATTTTCTAATTTTATTTTCTATTATCTCAACATCTCCATCAATAAAAATATCTTTTTTCAGAACTACATCTAAATCTGTATTTTTGACAACCAAAGAATAAATAAAATCTATCTTTTCCATAAAATCTATATCAATATCCACATCTATATTTATTTTATTTCTATCAAAACCAAAATTATTCTTTTCTAATTTAAATAAATCATTGAAAACATTATAACAATATAAATTTCTATTTTCTAAATTTTGAACACTAACCGGATTTCCCTTTTCGGTAAAAAGAGATTCCATATCCGGTAATATAAGTTCTCTTTCATTAACAGAAATAATATTAGTTAAAAAATACAAATCTCTAGATTCAAGTTTGTATTTTTCTATTTCTTCTTTTGAAAATTTGGAAATAAACATATCTTTACTTTCCTTTACCAAATCTTCTCCTAATTCTATTTCTAAATCAGAAATGTAACAAATATTAAACTGGTGGTGATGAAGAATCATAATTCCATGAACTTCTTTTTCAGCCAACTTGATATTGTAAGCCAAAGCTTTTTCCAAATCAGAAAATTTTTTTATTTTTAAAGATTTGATATTATCAATTTTAGCTTCAACTATTTTTAAATAAACTTGATAACCTACTGTTTCTAAAAAGTTAGGATGATTTAAATTTTCTAGTATTTTTCTGAGAGAAAAAGTCGGAAGATTAGTTTCCATTCCAACTTTTAACAGACAACGTAATAAGTAATATTTAGATGTTACACTGTTGTTGATATAATTAAATTGAAGTAATTTACTCTCTTTCAATCTATTTATATTTATCTTATCTAATTCGTTTTCAAGTAAATAATAATTAGAGTTTTCTTTTCCTTCAAAGATTTTGGAAATATCTTCTAAAGTATTTATTTTAACTTTCTTTAAATTTTTTAAATTCAATATATTATTGATTTCTTGATAATCTTTATAATAACCTATTTGAGAACCCAAATTTGTTATCGTTTTAGTGATTAAATTTCTTTCTAACTCTGATAGATTTAAACCTTTACAATACATAAATTTATTTCTCAAAACAGTAAAAATATTATTATTAAAAATAATTTTCATATAATTCATGTAATCTTTATCACATGTAACAAAAATATCAGTTGGATGAAACATATCTAAAAATTTTAAAAATAATTCCTTTTCTTTCTTTTCTAATCTTATATTATTATTATCATTTAGAAAAGAGAGTAAAATAGTATTGTTAAAAAAATTAATATTTTTTTGTAAATTTACTTCTTCTGAATTGAGCAAACAATTAAACAATTTAATTCTAATATTATCCAGAGAATCTGAATCTCTGTCTTTATCTACAATAAATTCTAAATTCGGATTATCCATTTTATCTTTTGTATTCTTCTATATTTTATATATTTTGAGTATAAAAAGAAGAAGAATTAAATAATAAAATGAAGAACTGTATCAATATATTATGTGTAAGAACAAATGAAATTATGCTAGATTTTTGTAACCAACTGTATGATTATTTTCAAAAAAAGAGTTTAGATTATACTATCTATATTACTGTGGATAGTGCCGTCACCAAAGATGAATTTGAAGATACCGAAAAATATAAATTTATTGTTATAGATCATTTAGAAGCTACTAAAAAGGGTTATAAGGATTCTTTGCTGAGGTATTATCACCGGAAAGATACCAAAGTTAAATCTATGGCACTTGACAAATCTCTATATTATTTTTCTAAACATAATAATTATGATAACTATTGGTTAATTGAAGAAGATGTTTTCATTCCTTCTGTCAAAACTATTCCACAATTAGATAAAAAATATGGAAAGGCAGATTTATTGGTAGGAGGGAACGGAAAAAATGAAGATGGAAAAATGGATTGGCATTGGCCTCTGATGGTTAGAAATAATAAAGTTAGGAGTTATAAACTAAAAAGGAAAAAAGCTGCTGTTTCTAAAGATTATTATCTCCCATTGCCTTGGTACAACTCTTTCTGTCCTGTAATTAGAATTTCAAAAAGAATGTTACATGTTATTGAAAATTTTGTCAAGAAAAACAAAACTCTGATATTTATGGAATTTATGTTTAATACTTTAGCGATGCATCATAATTTAGAATTAAAAACGGTAGAAGAATTTAAACTAAGATATAGTCATGAATACAAGGGTTCAGCTTTCAAAAAAAATGAAATAAGGGTAAAAAATCTTTATAATCATATAAAAGAACCAGAAATCCAAAAAGAATTTAGATTATGATTTACAAGCATGTAATAATAATATAAGAAAAAGGTAATATAAATGTCGAGAGGTTGGATTTATTGTATGTCAAACAAGTCATTCCCAAATTTGTTAAAAATTGGGCAAACCAAACATCCTCCAAATAATAGAGCTGACCAACTTTATTCTACTGGAGTTCCGTATCCATTTAAAGTGGAATTTGCTAAAAAAATAGATAACTATGAAAAAAGAGAAAAAATTATCCATTCCATTTTAGAAAAATATATCAAAAGAGTAAACCCAAAGAGAGAATTTTTTGAGGCATCGGTTAAAGATGTAAAACCTATATTTGATTTGTTAGACGGTGAAGATTATTTAGAAATTTCGGAAGAAGAAAATCTTTTATTGAAGCATATTTTAATACAAGACCAAAAAGTTAAACATTGTATTCAAGGAGATGAAAAGATAGCCATCTATTCTAAAAAAGAAGAAAAATTATTGTACAAAGGAAAATTTTGTGGTTTTACAGAATTTGGAAAAATACATTGTGACGAAATAAAGAAAAAAGAAAGTGTGATGATAACTCAATTTTATATCGAAATCAACAAAATTTTTGTACCTGTCTCTGATATACTCAAATCAAATTACTAATTTCTCTCTTTTTCTCTTATATTATCTCTCTTTTTCTCTTATATTAATATAAATTTATATTATATATATATATATAATATAAATTTATCTACCTACCTAATAAACCTTCTATTATCCCAGCTTCAAAGAAGAAACCTTCCATTTTAGCAGCAGTTGAACTTTCTCCTACAATTTTATACCAATAATAAGTTCTTACTAAAAGTATAACAGCACCAACTAACAAAAATCCGCCAACAACAAGATATGTATGAGAATCATCTTTGTTTTTATCGGATGCTCCCAGACTGATTAAAACCAAACCAGCTACAAAGAGAATAAAAACTGTGATATAGGAAAATATTTTCCTCATAGGGGCAACAGATTTTCCCAATTTTTCTTGAAAATTTCCAATTTTAGATAATAATCTTTTGCTTTTTGCTTTAACTTTCTTGTTTTTTTCTAATTTTTGGATTTTTTTCTTAAGTCTTTCAAGTTCGTCTATCCTTTCTTGTTCCATTTTATTTACAATAAAATTATAAATCAATAAAATCAAATGGAGATGAAGAATCACCTGTACTGTAAATTACCTTTTTGATATTAGTCCCAAAAGAAGCCATGCATTTTGAACACGGTCTACTATTTCCAAGAGTACCATTTTTCATTACTCTGATAACAATAATATATAGTTGTTGATGTTTCTTGTAAATTCTATTATTTTTTGTAATTTTAGATAATTTATATTGTACAACTCTTTCTGCATGTCCCCATTGTTTTTTTCCAGAACGATGGTTCCAATTAGTCCCATGACAAATAATTTTTCCAGCAGAATTTATTACCCATGCCATATGATACGATTTACCATGTATCTCTAGCGACTTTGGGCGAATTTTCTCTTTGATAATGAGATAGAATAATATCACTAACAATTTTATTTGCAATCTTGGTAACAGACGGCATGATTTTTTCTTATTATATCTTATTATAATTTCAATTTTGTTTTTTATCTCTTATTTCTGTTTTTATCTCTTATTTCTGTTTTTATCTCTTATTTCTGTTTTTTAAATTAAAACAATTAGGTATATAAATATCCAATTGGAAAGAACCTCCGGCGGGATTCGAACCCGCAGTCTTCGGATTAGAAGTCCGACGCCTTAGCCGTTAGGCCACGGAGGCTTGAGAAGTTTAATGTCTTACTCGGGACCCGATGTAATCCAAAAGATATCTAAGTAATTTCTTTTGGATTAAAGAATGAAATGGTACATCGTGCAGGGTTCGAACCTGCGCGCTCATACGAGCAGCAGAGCTTAAGTCTGCCTCCTTAACCACTCGGACAACGATGCTTAAAAGAAAGTAACTATACTTCCTATTAATTCTTTTTTCTTAAAGTTTTTTCGCCTCAAATTTTTAAAAATGAAATAATAACTAACCAAAGAATACAAAAATGGATGAATCAGAATATATTAATTTGATTGATGAATTTGACAAGAGTCTTCAAATAGAAGAAGAGAAAACAATATGGGAACATATCTTAGATGTGATAGAATATAAACCAGAGAATCAAAAAACATATATTACTGGAGACCAAATTAAGAATTGTAAAACTTCTTGGAAAGGTAAAAGCAATCAATTTGAACCTAGATTATTATGCAAACAGGATTCGGAAGAAAAGAGACCTGATATTTTTAAAAAATATGGATTGTGTATTCTTTCTGTTAAAAATGGAACTTATCTATTAACCAAACAAAATATTTATATTCCTCTTCTTAAATTTTTCTCTCCGCCTAAGAAAATAAAAAAGATTTCTGATAGTCTACTTTTAGAAATCGGAAATAGTGAAACTAGTATGTTAGATAATTTAAATTATAACGGAGTATTACAGGAAATTTTGGAAGAAGAAGATATTAAAGGCCCTTTTTTGGGAGGAAGACATCGATGCAATTTCAAAACTATTTTTGAAGAAGAAGAAATAGAAATAAAAGGTTCTCAATATGAAACAGATGGATGTTATGAAACTAAAAATCAAGTGTGTCTAGTGGAAGTTAAATCTATACCAATGGAATCTTTTAATATTAGACAATTATATTATCCTTTTCGGTCAGTTCATGATGTGGTAAAAGGTAAAAAGAAGGTAACTGCACTATTTATTTTCAAAGATAAAAATTCCCTAATACATATCCATCATTATAAATGGAATAATCCGTTAGTTATGATGGATATCTCTCTGATTTCTTATTATTGTTATACTTTCTAACTATAAATAAATATTATACTTTCTAACTATAAATAAATATTATACTTTCTAATTATAAATAAATATTATACTTTCTAACTATAAATAAATATTCTAATTTATATATGATAATATATAAATTAATTGGTAACAATAACTTCTGTTGTTTTAGATTCAGGTTTTTTAGAATT